CGACCAGGCCAGATCGATCAAAAATCGACCTATCCCCTTAATTTCGCGGCCCTTTCTGAAAAGGTTGTTGCTCTTTTGTCACGCCGTTGATTTGGCGGTGCGTTGTTCCGGGTAACCGTTATCGGCAGCTTGCCGATCATGGATTTTGCAGAAATTGAGCTTGGACCGCGGATGCAGGCGCTTCCGGAGCGCGAGCGGAAGTTCGTTTGGTTCTATCTGACGAACGAGGGCCCGCCGAACGGTGCGCAGGCGGCGCGTGATGCCGGGTATTCGGACACGGCTGAGGGAGCGAAGGTACGCGCACATCTGCTGCTGCACCGGGAGCGGGTAATTCTCGCGCTCGAAGAGGTTGGCAAGAAGGCTTTCCGGGGATTGCTTGGGCCGGCGGTGAAGGCGGCCGCGCAGTTGATCCAGAACGAGGAGCATGTCGACCACAACAAGGCTGTGTTCACGACGCTGGCCCGGCTGGGGTTGGGCGAAAAATCGTCGGTCGACGTCAATGTGAACGGCGAGGTGACGGTCAACCATACTGATCAGGCCTTGAATGACCTGCGGACCTTGATCGGGCTCGGGGTTTCGGAAGAGAAGCTTGTCGAGATATTCGGGTTCTCGGGGCTTTCGCGCTACCGGAAGATGCTTACGCAGGTTGACGCGTCGGCGCCCAAGGTGATCGAGCACCGGCGGGACGAGGTTCCTGATGAATGATTTCGAGGAGGGGCCGGATCCGAACGATATCCGTCGGCATGCAAAGCGTATGCTGACGGAGAAGGAATATCGGCAGAAATATCGGCGGCTTGATTTCTATATGCCGAATTTCAAGCAGGAAGAGTTCCATAATCTGAACGTTCCGGAGAAGATGCTGCGGGCTGGCAACCAGCAGGGGAAGACGCATGCGACGGCGGCTGAGGATGCGATGCATGCGATTGCGTTCTATCCGGACTGGTTCAAGGGCCGGAAGTTTCTGAAGCCACCGAAAATCGAGCGGCCCTACGAGTTTGTAGGCTGGTACGGCTGCACGACGTCAGGGATGACGCGCGACGGCGTGCAGACCAAATTGCTGGGCGATCTCAGGCAATCGGGCGGGCTCGGTACCGGCATGATTCCGCTCGACAACATCGTGGGCCGGCCGACCATGGCGCGCGGCATTTCTGATTTCGTCGACACGATAAACCTGACGCGTGAGACTGGCGGCAAGGCGGTGTTCCGCGGCAAGACGTTTGAGATGGGCCGGGAGGCGTGGCAGGTCGAGGCGGTCGACCTCATCCATGGCGACGAGGATCCGGGTGATTTTGAAATCTATGAGGAGTGCCAGGCGCGCCTGACGACGACGCGCGGCAGCATCATCTGGTCGATGACGCCGGTGCGCGGCACCACGCCGGTGCGCAAGCATTTCAAGAACAAAACGCCCGGCACGGCTGAGATACTGATGACGATCTGGGATGCCGCAGTATCAAAGCGCGGCCACATCCCGGACGAGGATATCCCCGGACTGATCGCGCGCGCCGGACGGAAGGCTGCGACCCGCATCTTCGGTGGCGATGCGCAGGGGCAGGGCGCGGTATTCGAGACCGATGCCGAGATCATCAAGCACGATCTCGACCCCGCCAACGTGCCGCCCTACTGGCCTTGGCTTTGGGCCGTCGATTTCCGGCATTCCGGCCAGGAGGGGAGCGGACATCCCTTCGCGGCGGTGTTGTTGACCTGGGATCGGGACAATGACGTCGTGCATGTGATGGATTGCTTCCGCATGTTCGGCATGGCCGCCAACCATGTTGCGCGGATCAAAGAGAGCCCGATGCGTGATGCGCCCGTGGCGTGGCCCCACGATGGCGGAACGGGTGCTGGCGTCCAGACAAACGACACTATTGCCGTGATCTACAAGAAGCTTGGTCTGAATATGCTTCCGACACATGCCACCTTCCTCGGCGGAGGGTACAATTTCGAGGCCGGTATCCAGCACATGGAGAACCGGATCGCCGGAAAAAAACTCCTTGTCGCCAAGCACCTATTCGACTGGTTTGACGAATATGGCGGCTATCACCGCGTCGACGGCAAGGTGGTGAAGGTCGATGACGACCTTATGAGCGCTACCAGGGTCGGCTGCATGGACCTTCGGTTCGCCAAGACTTTCGACAATTTCCCGAAACTCCTTCGCCCCGACAATATCGCCCCGGTCGCGGACGGCGTCGATTTCGACCTGTTCGCCTGATCTGCGGTGCGTTGCTGCCCCTCCTCCATCCGACCACGTTCACCATCCTAAGCCCTCTCGTGGGGTTTCCTCCCTGACTTGGGCGGGCGGGAGTTCGCCGGACAAGCCTCTCCCGCCGCCCCTTTGGAGCCTGACACATGACCGATCCGATCCTGAGCGAAGACATCGACGATAAGGCCGATGAGGCCGCCCTTGAGAGCGCGACCAGCAAGCTCCGCGCATTCGAGGATGCGGTATTCGGCAAGGACGCTCCGCGCATCAATGGCGCGGTCGAACGCGGCATCGGTTCGCCTTACGCCAGGATGACCGACCATCAGAAGGTTCATTATGCCGCGCTCGAGCGGCTGGTGGCGGCCGAGAAGGCGGTGGCTGACGCATCCGCCGCACATGCCAAGGCGCATGCCGACCACGCCGTGGCCGAGAAGGCCGCTCTCGCTGCCGAAGAGGCTGCGGCGGAATCGGAGTAGCCGATGCCTATTCCCGGCAGCGCCGCCGTCACCGATCTTGGTCTTGGCCAGCAGGTCCAGGACGAGACCGAGGAGCAGCGCCGGAAGCGGATGCAGCAAATGCAGCAGCAGAAGCTGCTCGGTCCCGCCGGCTCGCTTGCCGCCACGTCGCTGTTCGGGGGCACCGGTGGCCCTGGCTACTGACACCGCAGCCGTTCGCCAGACCTGGCAGGCCAGATGCCTCCTGGCTGCGGAGGGGAAAACCGGTGCCGTGCTGCTGTCCATCCTGGCTCACAACTTCGAGGAACGGCTGATGTTCATCTGCCGCGCGATCGGCTTTTCGAGCTACCTGCCGGCGCCGTTCCTGACGTCGGCCGCAACGATCGAAAAGAATGGCGCGGTAGTGGCGAAGATGATGTGCCGCGATGGCCGCGAGCGCAGGCGCGCGCTGTATGCGAGCGAGCGGGACCTGCGGGACGATTTTCGCCGGCTCGCCGATCGCGTCAAGCTGAGCGACACCTCACGCGAGCAATTGTTCCTCGCGATCAAAAACTGGGTTGTTGCCGACCGACGGCTAGATCCGACGATGGACCCGAAGGACCCGGATGCCAAGCGACTCACCATCCACTAGTGTCGTCCCTTACGGGCTCGACCTGACGGTTCGACGGCAGCGCGACATCTCCGATCGCGAACGCACGATCGTGCAGGGCATCATGCGTGAGTTCGGACAATATCAGGTCCGCCGCTCGACCTTTGCCGGCCAGTGGGAAGAGGTTGCCCAACTGATCCTGCCGACATCCCGCAACACCTTCTACTATCAGAACTACAATACGCCCGGTCAGAAAAAGACGCAGCAGCAGGTCGACGCCACCGGCGCTCTGGCGTTGCACCGCTTCTGCGCGATCGCAGATTCGCTGGTCACGCCGCGCAACGAACAGTGGCACGGGCTGCAGGGCGACGACTACGTGATGAAGGACCGGGCCTCGCGCCTCTGGTTCGAGAGCACGACCAATCTGTTGTTCCGAATGCGCTATGCTGCCAATGCCAATTTCGCGGCTCAGAACTACAACAACTGGCAGTCGCTCGGCGCGTTCGGCAACGCGACCATGTATGTCGATCGCTACGACGGTCGATTGGATGGCGGCCGCCGTGGCCTGCGCTACAAATCGGTGCCGCTCGGCGAGACCTTCTTCGGCGAGAACCACCAGGGCAAGGTGGATCGCATGATCCGCTGGTTTCGCCTGACACCGTATCAGGCGGTGCAGAAATGGGGCCTTGACGCGCTGCCAGGCAATTTGCTGCAGCCGCTGATGCAGGAAAGCCAGTACGGATACAACTTCCTTCATTGCGTCCGGCCGCGCACCGATGATTACGATCCCGAAGCGATCGACCACCGTTCGCTGCGCTTCCAGTCCTACTATGTTTCGATCGAGGGCATGTGCCTGATGCAGCCGGAAGGCGGCTATCGCACATTCCCCTTTGCCGTATCGCGGTACGATCAGACGCCCGGCGAGGTCGAGGGCCGCGGGCCGGCCCAACTCGTTCTTCCCTCGCTGAAGACGCTGAACGCGCAGAAGGTGACTTTCCTCAAGCAAGGCCACCGCGCTGCTGATCCTGTTCTGCTGACAGCGGATGATGGCATAGTCGGCATGAGCATGCGCCCGGGCGCGCAGAACAAGGGCGGCGTGACTGCGGACGGAAAACTGCTGGTGCACACCCTGCCGACCGGCGATATCAAGATTTCGCTCGAGATGATGCAGGAGGAGCGCACCATCATCGATGACGTGTTCCTTGTCTCGCTGTTCAAGGTCCTGTCCGAGCATCCCGATATGACAGCCACCCAGGTCATGGAGCTCGTCAACGAAAAGGCGATGTTGGTCGCGCCGACCCTCGGCCGGCAGCATACCGAATATGTCGGTGGCCTCGTCGAGCGCGAGCTCGACGTGCTCGGCGATATGCGATTGCTCGATCCGATGCCGCCACGGCTGCGTGAAGCTATGGGTCATTACGAGGTGACGGATACCTCGCCGCTGGCCAAGGCCGTGGCGTCGGGCCCGGCCTCCGGTTTCATCCGCTCCGTGGAGTCGGTCAAGGAACTGGTCAACATCACCCAGGACCAGAGCCTGCTCGACCCCTTCAATTTCGACGTCGCCATTCCCAAGATCGCGGACGCCGGCGGCGTGCCGGAAAGCTGGATGGCTGACGCGCGGTCGATTCAGGCCAAGCGTCAAAACCGCGCCAAGGCGC